CACTCTGGCAAGGGTGGCCCTGTTGTCAAGAAGCCTTCACAGGCTCTTGCCATTGCTTTGAGTTCTGCTAACATGTCTAAGCCAACAAAGAAGAAAAAAAGCTAAGTTCTAGTTTTTGATGTTCTGAGTTTGTTAATATTTGCAAATTATCAATTCGATTGTCTATTGGATTTCCATTTATATGGTGAACATGTTCATAAGATTCAAGTTTTCGACCAAGGTGCTGTTGCATCACATGGCGATGCTCTCTTATTTGTTTTCCATTGACTGTAATGACAACATACTTTCTAGATTCTTTCAAACCAGCTCTTTTCATGATTGGACTGTTTGTTCTGGCTTTCAAAGAAATCTCAGGATGTGCTAAGCCAAGGCATCTACGAGAACAAAATTTTGCAGATTGAACACGATATTTTGGGACATAAAATTCAATTGAACACTGTTGACAAGTTAACATAGAACCATTCATGCGATTTTTTGCACGAGTTTCTCCAACAATAGTTGCAACATATTTGCTAGAACATGATCTTGAACAGCATTTTGTTGTATTCTTTTTTGGTTTAAATGAGATTCCGCAACTAAGACAATTGATGTTTTCCATAGAGCAATAGCAATGACATTAAATGGCAATAGTATACACTAAGGAAGATGAAATGAAACAAGGTCTTTACGCTAATATCAATGCCAAAAGAGAGCGCATCAAAGCTGGTTCTAAGGAAAAGATGCGTAAGGTTGGCTCTAAAGGCGCTCCTACTGAGGCGGCATTTAAGGCGGCAGCTAAGACTGCTAAGAAGAAATGAAAACTCCTGCTTGGCAAAGAAAAGAAGGCCAAAACCCGAAAGGGGGCTTGAATGCCAAGGGAAGAGCATCGTATAATAAAGAAACTGGTGGCAAATTAAGGTCACCATTGTCATCAGGTGACAACCCTGCAAGGGCCTCCTTTTTAGCACGTATGGGCAATATGCCTGGCGCTGAGATGAAAGATGGAAAGCCTACCCGACTTTTACTTTCTCTTAGAGCTTGGGGCGCAACGTCCAAGGAAGACGCTAAAGCAAAGGCTAAAGCGATCTCTAAGAGGAACAAATGAGACCAGTATCTGTTGGAGTTAGCCCTGCTGCGGCAGTATTGACTACTGTTTATACAGTTCCTACGGGTTACTACGCCAAATTTACTGTCATGTACATCCACAACACAGGTGGATCTACAAAGCATATTACTGTGGCGTGGAATGATGCAAGTGCCGCCACTTCCTACGACATCCTGACTGAATACAACTTTACTTCAAAAGCATACCTTCAATTTGATGGCAATGCTTATATTGTTTTAGAAGAAGGCGATAAGATTCAAATTACGACTGAAGCTGGAAGTGCCTTTAGTTTTATTGCCACATTTGAGGTTTCAGGAGCGCAAAGAACATGACCTACTTAGAGCTTGTCAACGATGTATTGACACGATTGCGTGAAACTAATGTTTCTACTGTTTCCGAGACTTCTTATTCTGCTTTGATTGGCAAGTTTGTCAATGATGCTAAACGCCAGATTGAAGACTCTTACACTTGGAATTGTCTGTCTCAAACAATAACTGTCACTACTGCGGGTGGCACTACTTCTTACGCTTTGACTGGTGTTGGTCAGAAGTTCCGTGTAATGGATGCTATCAATGTCACCAACAATGTTGGATTGACTGATGTTCCATTTACTGTGATGAACCGTAAGTTGAACTTCACAACGCCTGTCTCTGGTGTACCAACTGAATACTGTTTCAATGGTGTTGATGGAAATGGAGACACAAAGATTGATGTCTACCCTCCTCCTGATGGCGTTTATACACTTTACTTTGATGTGATTGTTCCACAAGCTGCTTTGGCTTCTGATGGCACATCTGTGAAGGTCTTGGACTATTTGGTTGCTCAGAGTGCCTATGCTCGTGCTTTGATTGAGCGTGGCGAGGATGGTGGCACTAATAGTTCAGAGGCTTATGCTTTATTCCGTGGGATGTTATCTGATGCCATTGCAACAGAGAGCACCCGTTATCCTGAAGAAACAAGTTTTGAGGCAGTTTAATGGCTTCACCACTACAAAGTAACAGCGTTAGCGCACCAGGCTTTTATGGCCTGAATACGCAAGACTCTCCTTTGGATTTGTCTTCTGGCTTTGCTTTGGTTGCCTCTAATTGCGTGATTGACCAATATGGACGTATTGGCGCTCGCAAGGGTTATACATTGGTTAATCCTTCATCTGGAAACCTTGGCGCTAACGATGTAACTGTTATCCATGAGTTAGTACAGATTGATGGCACATTGACTGTTTTGTTTGCTGGCAACAATAAGTTGTTCAAACTTGGCACTTCCAACGCTGTAACTGAGTTGACCTATGGGGGGGGTGGTTCTGCTCCTACCATTAGTGCTAGTAATTGGCATTGTGCTTCTTTGAATGGAATCACTTATTTCTTCCAATCTGGACACGATCCATTGATTTATGACCCAGCGGTGAGTACTACCACTTATCGCAGAGTTTCTGAGAAGACTGGTTATGTAGGTACTGTTCCTCAAGCAAACATCTGTATTTCTGCTTTTGGTCGTTTGTGGGTTGCCAATACATCTACTAACAAAGTAACGATTACTTTCTCTGATCTGATTGCAGGTCATGTATGGGGGGGTGGTACTACTGGTACTTTGGATGTCTCTCGTGTATGGCCTAATGGTTCTGATGAGATCATGGGATTGGCGGCGCACAATGATTTTCTATTTATCTTTGGCAAGCGGCAAATTCTTGTTTATGCGGGTGCTACTACTCCTTCTACTATTTCTTTGAGTGACACAGTAGGCTCTATTGGATGTATCGCTAGAGACACAATTCAGAGTATTGGTACTGATGTAATTTTCTTGTCAGACTCTGGTGTTCGTTCATTGATGAGGACTATCCAAGAGAAGTCTGCTCCTTTGAGAGACATATCTAAGAATGTTCGTTCCGATTTGATAGGCTCTTTAGCTATAGAGACATTGGCTAACCTCAAGTCTGTTTACTCAGAAAAGAATGCCTTTTATCTATTGGTTTTGCCTACATCTGCACAAGTCTATTGTTTTGATACAAAGATGCAATTGCAAGATGGGTCTAACAGAGTAACCAAGTGGGATTCCATCACTCCTAAGTCTTTATATGCGCTTAGAAATGGTGATTTGTACATTGGTAAGACTGGATACATTGGCAAGTATGATGGTTACTTAGATAGCACATCTACTTATCGGATGGCGTACTACACGAACCATGCTGATCTGGGCAATGAGAATCAGATCTCTGTTCTCAAAAGGATTAAGACAATCATCATTGGTGGCTCAAACCAGTTTGTCACGATCAAGTGGGGATTTGACTTTGCTGCCAACTATTTGTCTGCAAATGCCAACATTGCTACACAATCTATTTCTGAGTATGGAATAGCTGAATATGGGGTTGCTCAGTATTCAAGTGGTGTGCTTATCAGAACATTGGATGTGAATGCTTCTGGTGCAGGAAAGATTGTTCAAACTGGTTACGAAACTACGATCAACGGCACTCAATTATCAATTCAGAAGATTGAGATTCAATCTAAGAATGGCAAAATTTCGTGAGTATTAAACTCACACAAGGAGAATAATCTTGTCAAATTACACAAAAAGCACTAACTTTGCAACTAAAGACAATCTAACGCCTGGTGATCCACTCAAGATTGTTCGTGGTACTGAGATTGATACTGAGTTCAATAACATTGCTACTGCGATTGCTACGAAGACAGACAATGCTTCTGCTGCGATAACTGGTGGAACTATCAACGATACAACCATTGGTGCGACTACTGCATCTACTGGTGCGTTTACTACTTTGGGCGCAACGGGTGTTGCAACATTCTCCGCTGGCTCGGCTGGTGCTCCCGCCATTACCACAACAGGCGACACTAACACAGGTATGTTCTTCCCTGCCGCTGACACGATTGCTTTTGCTGAAGGCGGTGCGGAGATAGCTAGGTTTGACACCTCTGGCAATCTAGGCTTGGGAGTTACTCCTAGTGCTTGGGGTGGAGGATACAAAGCCATTGACGTTCAGTTCGGGGCAATTGCCAACACAAACGCTGGCTCGGTCGATGTTGCTGTAACGCAAAACGCGTTTTTCAACGGATCAAATTGGATCACCAAATACACGGGCGCAAGCAGACGCTATGTGATGAGTGATGGCGGCCACAGTTGGTTTAACGGCGCATCACAAACAGCAGGAAACGCTATTACCCTTACTCAGGCAATGACTCTGGATGCGAGTGGGAATTGGATTCTTGGTGGCACTAGCGCAAACGGCAGAGCAAGGATTGTTGGTGCGGCAAGTACAGATTCCATATTAAATCTGGAGACATCTACCAATAACTATGCGTCTGGAATTCAATTAAATGCGTTAAATGCAAATGGCGCAAGCTACAACTACATTAGCTCTAAATACGGCTCAACAGAGAATTGGTACATCGGTGGAAATGGAGTAGACCAAACGCTTGTATTAAAGACAGGTGGCTCAGAACGTGCCCGTATAGACTCAAGCGGTAACTTGCTGGTGGGGACTACGACAGCTGGTGGAAGACTTGCTGTTACCGCAGGAAGCGCAGCGCAGTCTCCTATCGCTACTACAAGCGTTACTGGAGACACCGCATATCAAGCTATTTTAGTAACCAAATTTGATAACGACTCAACTACATCACAGAACTTTATTCAGTTCCAAATTAACAATGGCAGTGCAAACTGCGGGAAAATCACCGCTAATGGCGCAAACACAGCAGCGTTTGGTTCAACGTCTGATCAACGGGTGAAAGAAAATATTGCTGAGCTGCCATCACAACTTGCAAACATTATGGCTTTGCGCCCTGTTGAGTTTGACTACATTGAGTCTTATGGTGGCGGTCATCAGGTTGGTTTCATAGCACAAGAAATACAACAGGTTTATCCTGATGTAATTTCAACAGACGATTCATCTGAAAAAATTATGTCCATTACAGGTTGGAGCAAAACAGAAGCTCGTCTTGTCAAAGCCATCCAAGAACAACAAGCAATCATTGAATCACTCAAGGCTCGTTTGGATGCCGCTAATCTTTAAGGAATAATATGTCTGTAACTTGGTCGATCAATACAATGGAACGTGACGTAGCTACAGGGTTTGTCTCAGTAGTTCATTGGAATTGCACAGCAGTAGATGGAGAACACTCTGCCTCTGCCTACGCAACAGTTTCATGGGCTGAAGGAACTCCTGCTATTGCCTACGAAAACCTCACAGAAGCCACAGTCCTTGGTTGGGTGTGGGAAAGCGTAGACAAAGAAGCTACTGAGGCTTCTTTGGCTGATCAGATTGCTTTGCTGAAAAACCCTGTAAAAGCTACTGGTACGCCTTGGTAAGTTGAAAAGCACAAATCCCTAAAGTGGAGTAAAAATTATGGCTAGAGCAAGAGAAAACAATTTCCTGAGAGACTTCGAGGACACAGGTTTACAGCCTAGTATTCAGCAAATTCTTGCTCAGACACCTGTTGTTCAGCAACCTTCTATGGCAAAGCAACCTACTATGGCTACAGATAAAGCAACAATCATTGATAACTTGGTAAAACAAATCCAAGCCAGAAGCAACACATCTCAATGGACAGGTGGCTATGGTGCTGATGCTGCTACTAAGGACATGGCTCGAATTCTTGCTGAAACAGGAATTACAGACATTAGTCAGTTTGGCCCAATAACCCAAGAAGTTCAAAAGATAGTTGGTTATGAGGATTGGGGTGACCCAATTTATCAGACTGTAACTGAGCAAACCTATGGCAATAAGGTAACTGGTCAAGCCGTTCCTAATACATACACAACACGACAAACAGGTGAGTTCTTTGGTGGAACTTACGAGGGTAAAGGCAATACTGGTTATGGTGTTCAGTTTGATGAACAAGGAAACCCTAGTTTCTACACTCAGGGTGCATCAAGCCGTGATCCAATTGTAAAAGCGGCAATCCCTATCGGTGCTCTTGCATTGGGTGCTTATGGTGCTCAAAGTCTATTGGGTGGTGCGGCAACTGGTGCTACAGGAGCTGTCAGTGCAGGTGCTTCAGGTTTAACAGCCGCAGAATTAGGTTTAACAGCTACAGAGGCAGCCGCATTAGGATTGCCAGCGGCAGAGGCAACGGCGGCAGGTACGGGTGGTTTGCTATCAACGCCTCAACTTGCTCAACTTGATCTTGCATTGGGTGGTGCGGGTGGTACTACTGGTGCTACAAGTCTTTCGGCTGCTTTAAATACTGGTGCAACAGTTCCAACAATAGGCTCTTTAACTGGTGGTAGCGGTTTATTAACAAGCGCACCAATTACTGCTGAATCTGTGGCGGCTAAATTGGCGGCTGATGCGGGTACTGGTGGTTTGCTATCAAGTGCGGCTCCTAGTCTTGCCGCAGTAGCTCCTGAAGTAGCGGCTATTGCACCTTCTGTTGCCCCCGCTGTTGCTTCTGTTGCACCAGAGGTTGTTGCTTCTACAGTTGCACCTGCTGCTGCGTCTGCCGTTGCTCCCACAGTAGCTTCTACTGTCGCTCCCGCTGTAGCCTCGACTGCTGGTGGCCTTTTAAGTTCTGCAATACCAGGCGCAGGTACTATTGGTGGTGCTTTGGCTTCTGGTGCTTTATCATCTTTAGGTGGTGCTTTGGGAGGTGCTGTGACTGGCGGATTAAACAATCTTATTTCTGGTGGTTTAGGAACTGCTGGCAACTTGCTTCAAATGCAACAATCAAAAGAAGCAGCTCAAAGAGCGCAAGCAATGATTGATGCTGAGACTGCTGCCGCTAAACAAGCCGCACAGTTCCGTCCTGTTGGAATGACAACTAGATTTGGCACTTCTGAGTTCAAAGTTGATCCTACAACTGGTCAATTGGTTAGCGCAGGGTATACCTTAACACCTGAAGCTAAAGCCCAACAAGATAGATTGGTTGCTTTACAGAACCAAGGATTGACTCAGGCTGAACAGGCTCAAGCACAATTTGCTCCTTTGCAAACAGGCGCTCAATCTCTGTTTAACCTTGGTAATCAGTACTTGGCTCAAAGTCCTCAAGATGTTGCTCAGAATTACTTGAATCAACAGTTGGCTTTGTTGCAACCAGGCAGAGAGTTAGAGTTGGCTAATCTGCAAAACAGACTACAACAGCAAGGTCGTTCGGGTCTTTCTGTTGCCCAAGGTGGCTCTTATGGTGCTACAACTCCTGAGTTACAGGCTCTGTATAACGCTCGTGCTATGCAAGAGGCTCAATTGGCGGCTCAAGCCCAACAAGCGGGTCAACAGCAAGTTCAGTTTGGTGCGGGATTGCTTGGTCAAGGTGCTCAAACAATGGGCCAGTACTATGGTGGTCAGCAAGCGGCTTATGCGCCTTATACGACTGCTTCTGGACAAGTTCAAGGGCTTGAGGCTCTTGGTCAACAGCCATTGACTATGGGAATAGGTCTTGGTCAACAAGCAGCACAAGCTGGGGCTAATGTTGGAAGACTTGGTTTGACAGGCGCTCAATTAAGTACTAATTTGGCTACAAGTGCTGATGCAACAAGAAACTTGGCGGCTCAAGGATTGATTGCGGCAGGTAATCCTAATGCGATGTTTGGCAATGCTATAGGGGGGCTACTCAGTGGTGGCGCACGAGCATTATTTAGCCAAACTCCTCTAGGTAGGTCTGGTTTTGGAACTGGTTTAGCCTATAGTAATCAAGACATGGGCTTGTATTTTTAAGGAGTCATCATGGCAGATAGTATGGTAGCGGGTCTTTTTGGTTTGACTCCTGAGATGTATCAAAACCAACAGTATCAACAAGATTTAAAGCGTGGTTATGAGTTAGCCCAACTCTATCCTGGTGCGGCGGCTCAAGCGGGTCTACAAGCTAGTGTTGGTCAACTAGGTCGTGGTGTGGCTGGTTTGATGGGTGTAGAAGACCCACAAATGAAGATAATCTCTGCTCGTCAACAGATTATTGGCAGACTTGATCAAACAAACCCTACATCAATGCTTGAAGGGGCTAAGATGCTTGCCCAAATGGGTGACCAACAAGGTGCTTTTGCTTTGGCAGACTATGCCCGTAAAGCACAAAGTGAGATTGCTCAAGCCCAACAGCGTTTGGCGGCAGCAAATCGTGAACGTCAACTAGCAGTTCCAGAGAAAATCCAAATTGCTAACGAGATTGGAACTATAGAAACAACACTTTTAGATATTGAGAATGCTCCAGATAGTCCAGATCGCACACGCGCTAAGAATTTGTTGAATGCTCGCTTATCAGCATTAAGGGGATTGACAACAAAGCCTGAAAAAGAAAAGTTATCTGCATTTGGTCAGGAACTTGTTGACGCAGGATTGACGCCAGGAACTGAACCATACATTAAACGAATGAATGAGTACTTGGGTAAAAAACTAGAAGGTGCAAGCAAAGGTACTGGCAATGTAACTATCGGTGGAATTACTGTTGATACTGGTGCTGCCTCTAAAGCCGCTAGTAAGATTATTGGTGAAAATGTTGCCAATGTGGAGCAACAATTCTCTTTACAAACAGCATATAAAGATGCCATTAGCTTGTTAGATAAAGGCATCTATGGCGGTGCTTTTGGCCCTGAGAAACAATTTGTAGCCAAATATACTGGTGTTGGCAGTCCTGAAAAGGTTAGAAACACAGAAGTATTTATGGCAAACATTGGTGAAATTGTTATTCCTCGTTTGCAACAATTTGGTGGCAATGACTCTAACGAAGAACTTAAATACTTGCAGAATGTGGTAGCTGGCAATCAACGTCTTGAGCCAGAATCTATGAAGCGTATTTTGGCTAGTGCAGAGAAGAAAGTGCAGAAAAATATTGAGCGCTTGAGACAGCAAACACAGGCTGGTCAAGGTGGTTCTGCATTACCAATTGGGCCAATTAGTACACCAACACAAACGCCAACAAAGCGTTGGAATCCTCAAACTCGTAAACTTGAGACAGTAACTGGAGAATAATATGCCTACTTATGTTCAGGTTGGTAAAGATGTGATTGAGTTTCCAGATGGAATGTCTGAAGAACAAATAGCACAAGCTATTTCTGGAAGTGCTCCTCAAGCTAAAGCTCCTTTATCTGGTTTCTTGATGGGTTTAAAAGACCCTATCACTGGCGGCGCTCAATTGCTTCCTCGTGCTTTAGCGGGAATTACAAGTTTAGGTGGTGCTACGCCTAATCCTGTTAGCCAATTCTTCTCAGAAGAGGCAAAGCGTGTAGATGAGATGGCTAGGGCAGAAGAGCAAGCATATCAAGCTCAACGTCAAGCTCAAGGTGATTCAGGGTTTGATGTTTCTCGTCTTGGTGGCAACATCCTAAACCCCGCTAGTTTGCTTCCTGCGGCAAGAGTTGCTCAATTAGCTAGGGCAAGAGGTGTGTCTACTGTTGGACAAGCGGCAGCAGGTGGTGCTGTTGGTGGCGCTATGCAACCCGCTGTTGGAGAAGGTACTTTTGGTGAACAGAAGACTGAACAAGTTGCTTTAGGTGCAGTTACTGGCCCGATTGGTGAGAAGGTTGTTGCTGGCGCTGGTCGAGTGCTAAACCCATTGGTTTCTAAAGCAGAGAAAACCATGCGTGATCTTGGAATTACGCCTACTACTGGTCAAACTCTTGGTGGACAATTTAAGACAATTGAAGAGTTTGCTCAAAACTTGCCTTTGATTGGCTCAAGCATTGAAAATGCAAGACAGCGTGTATTATTTGATTTCAACAAGGGTGTAATCAATAAAGCTCTTCAAAAGGTTGAGGATAAGTTACCTGCTGATGTTGTTGGCAGAGATGCCATTGCTTATGCTTCTGATGAAGTCTCCAAGAAATATGATGATGTTTTATCAAAGATGTCATTTGACTTAGACTTTGCAACTACTAGCAATATTCTTGGTGCTTTGAGCAAGGCTAAGAGTTTGGATTCAAACCAAAGAGCACAAATTACTGAAACATTGAATGACATTGTGTTTGGCAAGTTTGCTGGTCAAAAGATAGATGGTCAGACTTATAAAGGAATTGAGTCTGATTTGCGTAAAAAAGCAAGCAACTATGCCAATAGCGCAACTGCTTCCGAGCGTGAGGTTGGAGAAGCTTTAACCGATGTTCTTGGTGCTATCAAAAAAGAGTTGTATTTTCAGAATCCTAAACAAACATCTAAGTTGCGTAGGATAGATAGTGCTTATAGTGATCTATCTGTTATTAATGTAGCCGCCGCTAATTCTGGTGCAGATAATGGTGTTTTTACGCCAAAACAGTTTTCTACTGCTGTTCGTCAACAAGACCAAACAAGACGCAAAACTTCATTTGCTAAAGGTCGTGCTAAAGGACAAGAAATCTCTGATGCGGCAGTTCAGGTTCTTGGGGACACAGCAAGGTCAACTTTAGAAGGTCGTATTGCGGCATCTACTGTCGGTGGTTTGGGATTGTTGTCTCAACCTCAAGTAGCAATTCCTGCGGTTGGCATTATTCCTCCTGCTTACAGTCCTGCTGGGCAAGCGGCAATTGATATGTTGTTACGCCAACGACCAGAGCTACTACAGCGTGTTGGCGGTCTACTTTCCCAACAGTCAGCACCGCTTGGAAGTGTTTTAGCACCTAGTGCTGTTGGACAGTACAACATATCTGAGCGTCAATAAAACAATATTACAACTTACCAGAGGTTTTGGAATGTTGCCCATAGATCCAGTAAGCGCTCTAGCAGGGATACAAAGTGCTGTAAAACTGATTAAACAGGCTTCTAAGACTGTTGATGATGTTGCTTCACTTGGGCCACTATTAGGTAAGTATTTCAACGCCAAGAGTGAGGCTACAAAGGCTGTTGTAGAGTCCAAGAAGAAGGGTGGCTCTAGCATGGGTATGGCTATCGAGATTGAGATGGCTCTTGAGCAGACCCGTGAGTTTGAGAAAGAACTTCAGATGTTGTTCTTTCAGGCTAATAAGATGGATGTCTGGGCAAAGATCAAGGCTCGTGCCTCTGCAATGGATGTAGAGGAAGCCCACAATGCTCGTAAAGAGAAAGAAGCTCTTGCTCGTAAGAAAAAGCAAGAACAAGAAGACCTTGAAATGGGTCTAATGATTGGTGGGCTTGTATTGGTTGTTGCGCTTATTGCGTTTGGTGTCTATGAACTACTAGATCATTGTGCAAAAGTGAGGTGCGGAAGATGAACTTCTATCAAAAGCAAGCAGATATGACTTTCAAGATAGTGGGTTATTCTTGGGGAACTATTCTCTTCTTTGACATTATGAAAGTACTTCCTAACTTCTTGTCAGACAGAATAATGAACGCTCTTTTAGCAAAGTTGCCAATATGAGATATTTGATTTTGTTATCTGCAGTATTTCTATCTGGTTGTTTTGACGACAGATACAGGTACTTTTGCCAAAATCCTGATAACTTTGTTCACGCTAACTGCCAGAAACCTAAGTGTTTGTTTACCCAGACTTGTCCCGAATACCTTGTAGCCCCAATCTTGGAGAAAAAAGTCAATGAACAGCAATCAGAAACCAAGACCAACAATTGAAGAGGTAGAAACCTACGTCTGGGGCTTTGTGGTCGTCATGGTCACATTGATTCTTTGCTTTATTGTTGTTGCTTTGCTCTACTCTGTCACGTTTGTGACTCAACCTATTAAGAGCATGGCCCCGATTGATATGGCTTACACCAAGATGCTGAACGACATTGTTCTGCTGATTGTGGGTGGTATCGGTGGAGTTATCGGTAAAAAGGGTGTAGGAACGGCTTTAAACGCCATCCAAGGCACTCCAACACCGCCTCCTAGCCCTACACCGCCTCCAGTAGTTCAAGCGTCTGTAACGCCTACTTCTACATGGTCTCCAACATCTCCAGCACCTAACTGGTTGAACTTCAAGAATCCTGATTTAGATGAGTCTTGGACACCACCACCTCCTCCGACTACACCTCCTGATTTGCTAGAACCAGACCATGAGCGTGAGCAGTTGGCAATGGCTCGTAAAGAGGCTCAATGATGTTTGGCATACCATTACCTTGGGTTCTAGTGGTTCTTTGTA